CTGTGTTGCTGTCCCCGGTGTTCCTGTTCCCGGTGTTCCTGTTCCCGGTGTTCCTGTTCCCGGTGTTCCAGTCCCCGGTGTTCCTGTTCCCGGTGTTCCAGTCCCCGGTGTTCCAGTTCCCGGTGTTGCAGTCCCCGGTGTTGCAGCGACCCGTGCAATTCTTTCCAATATTGACGATTCGCAACACTTCATCCCACGGGATTTCACGCACGATTTCCAGTTTATCGGTGCATGACTTGTCACCGTCTGTTCTTACCTCACCATAGGCAATGACTTCTGCAACCTTGTTTTCACTGTTGAAACTGTAATAATTGAAGCAGTCGGCAGCAGTCTGACAGAAGTGCATACCGTGACCGCAAACATCAAGTTCCCCTTCTTCCTCAAATTTTCCGGGGCAAGTGTACTGTTTAGTGTTGCCATTAGGTGAACAAGTCCAATCAGGTCTGAACACTTTGAACCCATGCACTACATTCTGAACGGTATTGTTATTTTCCATTTTCCTATTCCTCACTTTCTAAAAATGCAACAGCCTTGTCATAGTTGCGTTCTATCATTCTAAGTTCATCTTTTCCACGTTCTTCTGAATCACATACTGAACGGTAAATTTCATCATTTCTTAGTGCTGTGACCTCATTGGTTATCAGATCAGTGATGACCTGTGGTTCAAGTGCATCCAGTTCCCAAGATTCATTGCCGTATTCATCAATATACTTTGATGCTCTACTGTCAGTGATCTTTGCCGGGTTAGGTGGTGGGTTATATGTACCAATCTGATTCATGGTCAGTGCTACACGCTTCACATACACATCTGCACCGAACATCTGCAAGCGTTCCTGAATATCCCTTGTCATATCAATACCACTTGGGTCATGGTCACCTAAGTGAATAATCACCCTGTTATCACGGTAATCTTGACTAATGAAACGCTGTGCTGCTGACCACATTTCTGACTGTGAAGTGTAACCCCTACATGAAAAATATGGTGTGTCAAGTGGTCTGCAAGCCTGTCCCACAATATCAACTAAGGCATCCTTTTCAACCCACACTTCAACGTAGTTCGGTTGACCGTCCCACTTGTTCAGCAGATAACTATATCTTGCAGATGCAATCACATCAGCCGGATTGTCCCAGTGACTATTGCTTCTAAGGTTGCGGGTTCTGTCCGTGATACTGTACCAGTCAATCAACCCGGCAAGTCTGCCGTCATTGATAAGATTTCCAATGTTCTTATAACTGCGTTCATTGTTGGGAATGTACCCACGGGCAACCAACTGATAATATGCCTGTCTAAGTGTCAGTTCATATCCCTGTGCCTGATATTCTTCAACCACCTGATTCACAAGGCGTATCAGTTCAAGGCTTTTCTGCTGAAACTTAATGCTTTTATACTCAATCTTTGGCATCAGATCACCCCTTCAATTTCTGCAAAACGCTTTGCATTGATGAAATATGACCAACGGTGTTCACTGGTATGAATTGCATACCCCCAAGGGAAAACGCCCTGTTGTAACCCAAGTGCTATTGTGTTGGTGTGTTTGTGCATCAACTTAGCAACTTCATGTACTGTCAAGGTTGGGATGCCATCTTCACACTTGGAAGGTTTGAAGGTCACCGGGGTTTCTTCCTGTTCAAAATAGTCAGGGGTAAGTCCAAGTGATACTGCAATATCACTTTGAACCTGTTCTGACGGTGTGGTCTTGTCATTCAGGTACATACTGATTGACCCCTTACTTTTCCCGGTCAATCCAACAACCTGTGCCTGATTGATTCCTAACTGCTGCATAGCCTGTTTCAACTTTTCGCTGAATTTCATAATTTATCACCTATCCTTTCTTGTAGTAGATAATTTATCTACTTTTTAGGCAAAAAAAATCTTTGTTGCATCATCATCTGTTAAATTCAACAGGTCTTTCAATGCCTTGATTTCACTTGCCTTGAACTCTGTTTCATTGTTGACCTTCTTCATCAATCCAAAGTAAGTCAACCCGCACTTTTCAGCCACAAACTGCAATTTATAGCCGGATGCATTGATTTTTTCCCTTAATAACTCTGTGTTCGTCATCTTACTTTTCACCTTCCTTTTCATCATCAGGGAACGCATTGTTATTATACTGTTTCCTGATCGTTATTCTAACAACCCCTGATTCCAACTGTTCAAATGATGTTTCCTTGAACTTCTGCGGTTTGCCTTTTTTCAGGCTTTCTATGTACGCAAGGTATTCAAGTTTGGTTGGAAATTCAAGAATCTGTTCAATCCACGCTGCAACTATTTTCTTCACTTTATCACCCCTTTCTACTGTGCTGCATCTTCCAGTGAAGAAATGATTTCATCAATACTGTCTTTCAGATCAGATAAACCATCCTTTGCTGTTTCCAAAGAATCACACGCATTATCTGCTTGTTCGTACCGCTCTGAACCCTGTAAATTTTCCGGCATATTATCACGGTATTCAATTTCTTCATCCTGAATACTTTCAACATCAGATTCAAGACTTTCCAAGTCATTCTGCAAACTTGTTAATTTGTCAATGACTTCCTGAATGTTCTTTCTTCTTAACTTGTTCATTGTTTCCCCTTTCCGTGCCGTCTGCTATGCTGCAACCCGGCATCTTGTAAGTTCAGTTTGTTTGATTCCTCTGAACTCTGTATGTGCTTTCACTGTACCAGTGATTGACATTTCATCAGTTGTATCATCAAGATACTTTCCTGTTTTCCATGTATAAACATTTCCGTCTGCACCTATGAGTTTGTATATGCGGGTAATACCAAAATCAGTTTCCCAACTGGTTACACATTTAACTGACTGAATCTTTACTGTAATTCTGTCAGAAATTTCACCAACAAATTCAGATGACTGTTCTACACTCTGAACCGCTTTTCTTTTTGCAGTCCGTTCTAAATCCCTATCATACGCCGGAAACAGTGAAGCATATAACCCAAAGTTACCTTTGACATATTCAAGACTGCAAGCGGTTTTCAGATTGTGAATATAGTTATTGTTTTCTTCCTGTTCAGAAATCCATACAAGGGCATTTGATACAAGTTCAACTGATGACTGGTTGTCAATGTCAAAATTCACTGATTCCATTTTATCAATTAAATCTTGTAAGTATTCTTTTGTGACTGCCCGCCCGTGTGCAGCGTCATAAAAATCTATTGCCTGTGAAGCGGTGCTTATGCCTTCATCAGATGATCTTGTATATCCAAAATGTCGAATTGTTTCAGCAACGTATAAAAGATACTCTTTTGTGCTGACATATCTTTGAAAAACACAACCCGGTTCAGGTGTTTCACCTTCAATCAATGTATCGAACAAGCTCATATATTGTGTGACTGCTTCTGCACTCATGCCGTGGGTAAAATCTTTCAGGCAACTTTTTCCAACCTGTTTGAACTCACCCGTTTGCTTATTTCTCACAATGTATGTATTCTTGCGGAATCTCTTACTGTTGCAATGTTCACACATTGGTTTTGAAGTATAATATCGTTCAGGTACTTCTAACCCGGCAACACCTGTGATGATATTACCATTTTCTGTATGTTCAAGTTCTGCTATGAACTCCCAATCATTGATGATTGCAGTTCCTTCCGCTTCTACCAGTACGAAGCGGGCGGTGTATTTATTTCCTTTTTCATCTTTCAACTCTCTGAACTCTTCACCAGTTTGTTCATAATGGAAATCACAACCGTATGCTTTGCACTTATTAGAAATACGTTTCAACTTCTTTTCAAGTCTATCAATATTGCCTTCATATATTGCATACTTCATAGCCTTACCATTTCCTTTCCCAGTTCCTTCAAAAAGTTGTCTATTGTCAGCACACCTTAGTACAATCAGGGGTGTCTTTCCTTTATCAGATTTCACATTAAAATCTGAAAACCTGTTACACATCATTGAACTTTTTGAACGGTGCTGTTCAAACCGCCGGGGTTTCACATTAAAACCACCAAAACCTGTTGACCGACACACAATAGACAATTTTTTGAAAGAACTGAAATCCTATTCCTTGGTTCTTTTCCCCGGAACTGCTGCAACAGTTCTTTTTGAAATAGTCAGGAAGTCGGGGAACTTCCTGACCTGTGAAACAAAGTGCTGTGTCATCTCGTGCGGTTGATTCTTCCACTTAACGGTTTCTTGTTTTAGGGGTAAAGTGCCGATTGGTTCAGCCTGTCCGCTTTCTTCAAATAGTGCGGTACACTGTGCTTTCTTGCCCTACCGTTCCTGTTTTCTTCAACTACTTTGACGGGTCATGTTTATTCTTCACACACTCTATCTGCTATCCGGCAGCCTGACCACCATGTCACTTGCGTGTAGCCCTATCGCTTCACCCGTGTCCTTCCTACTTGCTTTGTTTCTGTAAGTAGATGTTTTATCTACTGACACAACAATAACATTTGGTAGATAAAATGTCAACACTTTTTTATAAAAAATTTGATAAAAGTTGATATTCAATCTATTTTATGATATTCTTTAGGCATAACCAACCGGGAAGAAGGTGATTAAATGACAATAGGTGAAAGGATAAAAGCAAGGCGTGAAGCACTGGAAATGTCACAAGAAGAACTTGCACATAAGATTGGATATAAAAGCAAAACTTCAATAAACAAGATTGAACTTGGTATTCAAGAATTGCGACAGTCCAAAATAAAACAAATTGCTGATGCACTCCAAACAACTCCGGCTTATATTATGGGTTGGAAGGAAACAGAAGAAGATCAGCAGTTAAAAAAGTGTCGTGAACTGTTCAAGAAATGCCACGGTTCAGATGCTTATGATGTGGTTTCCTTGTATCTCACCCTTGATGAATCTGACAAAAATGTTGTAAAGACTATGATTGAATCATTGCTTTCAGCAGAAAAATATTCTGTTAAAAAAGAATCATTGAACGCATAGGCAATATTATCATGGTTGATTTTTCAAAAAGGTAACTGTTGGTAACGGGTAACTGTTGTTTTTCTATACTCTATATTTTTACTTTTTTATTTTTACATTAGACTTTAGTACATAATCAAAATATAAGAAAATCAATTATCAACAGTTACTAACCGTTACCCTATTGATAATACTGCATTTATAACAGATACTTAAACAGTTACCAACCGTTACAACGGTTACTGAATGAAAGGAAGGTAAAAAATGTTTGGAAAAAAGAAAGAATCAGGAATACCAGTAGGACATTATGAAGGAATTGAAGGGTTTGCGACTGATTACCCTTGCAGAATTGAAGTAAAAGGTGATGTGTTTGAGATCAAAAGAATCAAGCCTGAAACTACCGTCACACTTCCAATGAACAGAATCAAGTCATTTTCAGCAATGGAAGAAGAAAAGTTCATGTTAAAATATCACGGTCAGGCAAAAAACACATCAAAATTAAAAGGTGCAAAGAAGTATTACTTGGTTGTGGAATATGACAAAGGTATGCTTGCCTTTTGGGGAACAGCAATGGAATATGGAAAGTTTCTTGATTTACAGAATAAAGGTGTTGCAGCACCTTCACACATTGAATTATAACTGAACAAAATTGACCCCTTACCGTTGCAGCGGTTCAGGGGTCAGGGATAACCAAACACCAACCAAGGAATAGGATGATATAGGCTATGCAACTCTAATTATATCATCCATTCCTTGAAATTTCAATCAGGAAGGAATGATATACATGGGAAGAAGAAACCCAAACGGTTACGGATGCGTGACCAAGTTGAAGGGTAACCGATCACGCCCGTGGCTTGCCAAGGTCACCATATATGACGAACAGGGACACGCAAAACAAACCCCTATCGGTTACGCTGAAACAGAAGAAAAAGCCAACATTCTATTGGCTGAATATAACAACAATCCTTGGGACATTGACCGGGAAAAAGTCACTTTGGTTGTACTCTATCAGCGTTGGTCTGAAATCAAATTGCCAAAGTTAGGAAAATCAAATCAGCAGTCCTTGCGTTCAGCGTTCAAGCACTGTTCAAAATACTACGGTGTGAAGTACCGATCACTGAAATCTTATCAGATGCAAGACTGCATTGACAACTGCGGGTGTGGGTATTCAACACAATGGTCAATCAAGAATCTGTTCGGTCACCTTGACCGTTTTGCTTTTGAAATTGACCTGATAGATAAAATGTATTCACAAATTACCACCGCCCCACCAATACCTGATACCACCCGTGAACCGTTCACACCTGAACAGGTTGATGCACTGTGGAAAATAAAAGATGACCCTTGGGTCAATACCGTGCTGATCTACATATATACGGGGTTCAGATTACAGGAATTGTTGGGAATGAAAACTGAACAGGTGAACATCAAGGACTGGTATTTTGAAGGTGGAATCAAGACCGCTGCCGGAAAGTGCCGTATTGTTCCAATACATGACCGCATCAAACCATTTGTGAAAGCACTGGTTGATGAAGGGGACAAGTATCTGTTCACTTATCAGGGCAAAAAGTTCAGTCAGGCAAATTACTATAAGTGTTGGGGTGAAGTCATGGAAAAGATAGGTGCAGACAAGACACCGCATGAAGCACGGCACACCTTTGAAACCAACCTTGACAATGCCAAAGGCAACAGAAAATGTATTGATATGCTGATGGGTCATAAATCAAAGGATGTGGGAAACAGGGTGTATAATCACAAGACTATTGAACAGTTACGGGAAACCATTGCCCTGTTAAAATAATATTTTTTACGCTGAACCAGTAACAAATTAGAAACAAAAAAGACGGGAAATGCCGTAAAATCAAGCATTTCCCGTCTTAAAAAATGTATTATATCATAAATTTCATTGATATAACACCCCGCTTTTTGCCCGTATTTGCTGAAAAGTTCAGTTCTGAATATCTCCGCAAATCTCACAAAATCCCGCTATTTAGTAACAAATTAGTAACAGATTACATCAGGTCATTGACCCTTGCCTGTACTGCTGCATAATCATAACCTTCTGCGGTAATTCTGTTCTTACGATCAGCACCGTTTCCATACTCACCACGGATGACTGCCCTTGCAATTTCATCAATGGATTTCTTAGGTGTTCCGCAAAGTTCATTGACCTTGTTCTGAACTGCGGTGTAATCATAACCCGCCTGTTCAATGCGGTTCTTTCTGTCCTGACCGTTACCCCAAGCACCGTTGATGACTTCCTGTGCAATTTCATCAACAGATTTCTTTGGTGTAGTGTCTACCCCTAAAATCTCATTGACCTTTGCCTGAATCTCATCATAGTTGTACCCGGCTGCTTCAAGTGCTGCTTTACGATCAGCACCATTGCCATACTTGCCATTGACAACATCCTGTGCGACTTCATCCACCGACTTCTTAGGTGAGTCAGGCTGTGCAGTATCACCATAGAAATAATCAAGGTCTACATTTCCGGCAATACCATCAACAGAACCCTTGCTTGTGTACTGATGGAACATACAAGGATAATCAGGATCACCAGTATAATCAGCCAACCAGTAAATATACTGTGAAATCAGTTCATCAGTATACATATTCTTGTGGTAGTCAATATTGGAATAAATACCCGCCTTGTACCCGTGACTGGTTACATACTCACAAAATGCCTTTGTGAAAGCAACACATTCATTCTTACCAAGGTTGACACCCTTTTCCTTTGCCTGTTTTACAGTGTCATATTCAAAATCATAGAAAATCACTGTGTCCTTGCCAAGTCCGGCTTTCTCAACCTGTGCAATACAAAATGCTGCTTCATTCCTTGCCTGATCTGCGTTGAGTGCATAACTGAAATGATATACACCTTTGACGGGAATATTATTGGCACGGCATCCGTTGACATATTCAAAGAACTTGCCATCTACTGCCTGACGATAACCTTCACGAAGGATTGCAAACTGAATCCCACTTGCTGCAACCTTGGCAAAGTCAACTGCACCTTGCCACTTTGAAATATCCATACCCTTCATCATATTATTTACCCTCACTTTCTGTCTTTTTCTGTAAAATATCAATAGCCTTGGTAATAACTGCCGGGAGTGGTAAACCCATAAGACCCGCATTTTCCACAAGGGAAATTGTTTCATTGGCAATAAACGCAATAATTACTGCATCCCTGATGTAATTTGTGCCAATGACCAAATCAAGGCGGTACGCAACCAGTACAAAGATCAGGGTCATGCACTTTCTGCAAAGACCTTTCCACCCCGCCTTGCTTTCAAGTGAACCCGTGTCAGTCTTGGGACTGTTCTTGAACACCCCCGCAACAATCAGTCCTGAAATATAATCAAGACCCATGAAGATCAGAAGGGTTGCAAGTCCCGCATCCCAACCACCAAAAAAAGATGCGATTGCTGAACCAATCACACCTAATACACTGCAAATAGTCTGTTTCATTTTCTCTGTCCTTTCTGAACATAAAAACAACCGCTTGTGACCTCATATAAGGGTCATATAGCGGTTGTTTTTGTTCCTGTGATAATTTCCTTGTCTGTTGATTACTCTGCTAATTCAGGGCAATCAAGGTCAATCAGAACTTCCTTCACTTTGTCCTTGATTTTCTCAGGTACATCAGCAAAGGTTTTCTTGCCCTTAATGATAAGGGTTGCATAGATCACTGCCATAGATTCCACATCCTTTCTGAATAAAATTTTTATGATGAACTGAAACAACATCAGTTATCACCTTCTGCCAGTTCCGGGTGTCCTTCATCAATAAGCACCTGTTTGACTTCATCCCTGATCTTGTCAGGAACATCATTGATTGACTTCTTACCCTTGATGATAAGTGCTGCATAAATGTTTGCCATATTCTCACCCCTTCCTTATGCCATCATTTCATAGATTTCACACATGGCTTCCTGTGCCTGTGTCATCTGATCTTCCAAAGATGCGTTCCTGTCATCAATCATTTTGATGTATTCATCCTTGGTGTACTGGGTCAGGTCATATTCATAACCAGTGAACCCCGGCTGTTCATCTGTCCCGGCTTCTGTGACCGGGGTGATGTTCTCTGCAATCCAAACTGAATAGTCATCAATGACCTTCTGTTCAGGCTGCTTTGTACTGCGTACTTTTCCGTACTTTTTCATGCTTTTTACCACCTTTCTTGATATGATCTTTATAGTACCTATCAGCATAAGGCTGAATTGGTTCAATATATTTTTCAGACAATCGGCTGCTATCACAATATTTCAACCAACCCTTATAGGAATTGATTGCACACCACTCTGAATAGTTCATTTCCTGACCGCTTTCAATCTTCTTCCTGATTGCGGTCATTTTCCGTTCAAATTCCTGACAGGTGGATTTTCTAAGAAGGGTATCTTTCAAGAAAATCCTGTACCCTACAAAATCAATACCCCGGATGAACGAAGGGAATATCTGATAGTTGCCTTTTATTCTTAATTTCAAATTCTGTATGAAGTATTCATTGATTTCTGCAAGTAACTGATGCAGTTCTTCTTTGGTTCTTGCAAAAATACAAATATCATCCATATAACGGTAATAGTGCTTTACCCGCTTAACTTCTTTTATCCAGTGGTCAAAACCTGATAGGAAGAAATTGCCGTCATACTGTGAAAAGTAATTCCCTATTGGAATACCGACACCTTCAATGAAGTCCTTGCCGTTTACCTTCACTATCTTGATTTCATTACCACAAGACCGATAAAATTCAATGTTTTCATCCGTTGCCGGACAAGTGCTGATTGAATCAATTACTTCATCAATCAGTTCAAGCAGTTCAGGGTCTTTGTACTTCCGTCTGAACTTCTGTTTTAGTGTTTCATGGTCAATGGAAGGGTAAAATTTCTTGCAGTCTATTTTCAAACAATAGGTCATTTCTTCCGGCACGGTATCAACCGCCAACCGTAACTTCTTGTATGCTGCATGAATACCCTTGTTTGGTATTGCTGAATATGTGTCATCAGTGAAATACGCTAATAACTGCGGTTCAATCACCTGTAAAACCGCCCATTGTGCAATTCTGTCAGGGAAGAATGGAAGTTTGTATATTTCCCGTTCCTTCTTGCCGTCCTTTTTCGTAAAAGTGGCATATTCCGAAGTTTTGTATAAATGGTTTTGAAGCATCCATTGCAGACCCGCCAAATAGTAGTATGGTCTTTTCTCAATCTGCTGAACTTCCTTGTACCATCCTTTGCCTTTCTTTGCGTGTTGAAACGCAAGATACAGGTTATCCATTGAACAGATTTTTTCATAAAGATTGCCATACCGTTTCACGCTTGTCTGTTCCCTTCTGTATGCACTGAACCGAACTTTCAACCCGTCAGGTGACGGTCTACTAATACAGCCCATGTATTTTGATGTTTTGCCAAGTGGCACGGTAATCAGTTTTCAGTACATTGATTTATAAGAACACCCCGCCATTTCTGACGGGGTGTTTCAAGTGATATTTGTGCATTTACTAACTGACTGCTGATATTCCGATTACGATTAGAAGAAGCATTATTCAGATTCCAATAGAAAGCACTGGTATTCAAGCCATTATTCCAATTAGCACCTAATTTAGTGACTTTGGTTTTTTTGCTTTTATGGTGTTTTGCCTGAAATCGTCATCCGTATAGCATCCTGATTACCTAAAAATGTTCATTTACTTGGTTTTACGCTGCTGCTTTGCTTGGTACATACACCAACCGACCGCCGACATTCCGATTACGATAAGAAGAAGCATAATTCAGACTCCAACAGAAAGCACCGGCATTCAAGCCACTACCCCAACTAGCACCCAATATAGCGACCCGCCATCCAGTGTTTCCATTCCAACAGTAATCACCGACAGGTAAAGCAGAACTTCCAAGAAGTTCACCCGGAATGAACAACCAATCATATTTTTCTGAATAACAGAAGGCTGAAATATAACCGTTTCCATATACTGCAATGATTCCGGCATCCTCATACGCACCTGTTCCTGTGTCATCTGCAAAGGAATGGTCAGCGATATAGATTGTTCCTTCATGGGTTGTAGCATCCATATATTCATTGATGCCATCAATCCAACCCCAAATGTTACCCCAAAAGTTTTCTTCACCACGATAGGAAACGAACTGAACACCGTTAGCATTTGAAGCTGTGCCGGATGCGTTACCAAGGTTGATTGTAACACCTGTTGCTTCTGCCATGTTTGAACTTCCGTCATCCGTCTTATTCACCGCACCCTGACCAATAGCAGACTGCATATTGAAACTTGCATATTCAATCAGCATAAGCATCTGTGAAGCTGATGCTGTTGCAATATACGCCTGTTCCCAACCTGAACCACGCTTTTCTGCAAGTTTTCTGACATTCGCACGTGTAGCGTTCTGTGTAAGACCTGACAGCGGTTTTGCATTTGCGATACTGCAAAGAAGGTCAGCAGCAAAGTCAGCAACCTGTGAATCATCCAAAATGTAGGCTGATGCACTGCTGTCATAAAGCGAACCTTCAAAGGCTGCAAGGTAAATCTTTTCATTTTCGTTGCCATTCTCAATGAAAGCCGGATGAAGTTTGAATCCCGCCTTTGGCGTATCAGACACATAATATCTGACCTTTCTTGTGATACCACCCTTTTTCTTCTTTTCAATTTCAAGCGGAACAACCTTGTAATAAAACTTTGGCTGTTCAACCATTACCTGAACGATAGTCCCGGATGCGAACTGTAAAGAAGCATCAGAGTTTTCAGTACCCGCCGGGTTACGGTCAACCGTCTGTGTAAGTTTTCCAGTTGTTGAAAATCCCGCTTCACCATAATAAGCTGCAACCCTTCCATCATTCGTTAAGTTGCAGCGTTTTCTTCCACCAAAGCAAAGAATGTTGTCAAATCCTTCCCCCGGTGTTCTGTTTACTGCTCCGGCAAGGCGTGTGAACTTCTTATTTTTGAAATCCACTTCCACACCATAAATATCCCCGTCAGTGTAACCAACAAATGCTTTCAGGTCTGCAATTTCTGCTTCAAGTTCCTGAATATCACCGATGGTTGCGTATGCACCGGGATTGACTTCAAGTGATACACTGTCGGCATTTCCAACAGTTGTATATAACTGAATATATGCTGCCGATACTGTAACACCGTTGTATGGTGGCATATAACAGTTATTTGAGGTTTCAATACAAGCAGCATACAGAATTTCACCCTTGTCCGGGTCAACTGCATATAACCCAAGTGTACGCATATAATACCCGGTTGTGATGTCAACATTTGAAAATGCTGCTTCTACCTTGATTGCAACATTATTTGTGCGGGACACCTTTGAAACAAGGGTTGTCTGCTTGATGTTGCTAAGTGCGGTCAGGCTTTGCAACTGATTTTCCTGATACTGTGTACTGGAAGAACAGATTTTTGTGAAATCAATGTTCCCTGACCCGGCAATCATTTTTGCCATAAGTGCCTGACCATCGTTTGTGATGACCAGTTTTGAATACTCTGCCATTCTCTTTCATTCCTTTCTATGTTGTTTTTATTTCAATGAAATCCACATGAACAACGCCTGATGCAACATTTGCATCACCGTCTGCCCTGAAAACTTCACTAAAATCCTGTGAAATAGTTACCATTGCGGTATCTGTTACCGAACCGCCAAAATTTGCAACACCTTGAACAGCAACGGTTTCCCGGCTGTCATTTGTGATGTTCAGCATTTCAGTCTGAACGATTCCACCGCCAAATGTTGCTTCTCCATCAATATCAAACACTTCCCTGAAATCGTTGGTAATTGTGAATTGGTTGACGAAACAAACCCCACCACCAAAAAGAACAGCACCCTTCACATTGCAAGGGATGCTGTTCTTTGAAACAACAACGATATTTTCAGGAATCATTGAATTGATGATATATTCCAGTTCTTCCACCTGACCATACAATTCAAGGTCTGTTTCCAATGTCAGGGTATACCCAACTTTGAAATCATGGGTCAGGCTGAAATCTGTATTTCCACACAATACAGTCAGCTTTTGAAGCAGTACCCGCATTGTGTATGGGATTTTATTGAACCATTTACTTTGAACCCTTGACCTTCTACTTTCAAGGGTATCTTCTGATGTTGGATGAATACCAAGCATTTTTTCAAATCTTGATATACCGTATTCATCAGCAGTTGAAATAAATCTGTTGTAAAGCACCCGGTCTGTTGCTTTCCAAATGATTTGAAATTCAGGATTTTCAGCTTCAAGTGCTGCAACAGGTTCTTTGTAAGTCTGCATAAAAGGCGGTAAATATGAAACAAGGTCAACATCCCTTATCATGCAGAAACACCCCCTAACACTGGAATCTGATATTTGGTCAAGGTCAGATTGCTTGTACTACCGTTTATTTTTGTGTTCGCCACATCAAGGACACCTTTCACACTAAGAATCCTTGTTTCAATCTGACTGACCCTGACAATGGTGCTTGTGTTATCTGCCCAAGCCTTTCTTAACTCCAACAGATACGCACCAACAGCTTCTTCTATTGCTGTCTTGGTGTTTGACCAGTTGTAACCTTCATCAAATGTCACCGTTGTGGTGATATATGACTGAACAGGTTCAGCACTTTTCACACTGACTACATGACCGATTGGTGCAAGTCCATAACCTTCCCCGGCATTTTCCACTGGGTCAAGTTCTTCCTGAATCTTGTTCAGTAATACAGTTGATGCTTCTCCAAAATCCAAGGAATTTACAACAGTTATAAGAACAGTACCACCAACTGTCAATTTCTTCTCATATGAAGCCATATAAACAGCAGAAAGCCATGTTGCAACCTCTGCATCCAGTCCACTGATAACTGAATTGTACCAAGCAGTAACTTTTGCACTTGGTATCATATCAGCCGGGTGAATGTCACCATTCCAAACCCTTGTTACTTTTAGATTTCCAACACCGTCAATTTTCTTTACTGTTTCAATATAAGCTGCCCTATTTCCACCAAAGGACTGTTCATTGAAGCTGTCAAAATAACGCTGTCTGAATACTTCGGTATCTTCTTCATCTTCACCCGGTATCAGTATTTCAGTAAGTTGTGCAGTCTGCAATCCGTCAATATATTCCATCGGTATCATATCACCAAGGTACTGATTGCCAACTGTTCCTTCCATTTCACACTGAACCTGATACTGACCCGGTGTAATCTGTTCCAATACCACATAATTTATATCACCGATATTGAACCGCTTGCCAGTCACATCAATAGTTGCCGGGGCGAACTCACCTTTCAGAACAGCCTTTGTTGCGGGTTCAGGGGTCAATCCTCTGTCCTTTGCAAGCAATACAAGAAATTCCCTTGCAGCGGTATCACCGTATGAATTTTTTATCAGATATTCCAACTCAATGTATAATATCTGAAATTCAATAGCTGTCGGACTGTGGGTGTCATAAATAGGTGAAGATGGTCTTTTATCCAACTTGTCAGATACCCGGTTCAGCATACGTTCAAGAATGACTTCATAGGTTTCATTTTCATACATTTCAGATGTTCACCCCTTTCTCTGCTTTGATTTCACCATAGATGGTGTGTACTGTGAACGTGGCGTGAACAACGCCCTTCACTTCAAGGTCAAATTCAAAATCTGTAACGCTGTTTATTCTTGTGTCAATGGTCAACGCTTCTGTAATTCTGCGTTCCAGTTCCGGGACTACATAGGTGACTGGTTCACCGTACAGGTCAAGGGTTTCAATTCCATAGTACCAAGGATAAATAATGTACTGATACCGTTCAGTGTTCAATATCCTGAATACGGTCTGTTTCATAGCTTCTTGTTCATCTACAAAACCCCTGATTGAATCACCATCTAAATCCATTTTATAAGTTAGGCTTGGTTGTTCTTCAATGTCAAAATCTTGGTCTAAAAAACCAACTGTTGAAGGTATCATTTTCCAATCCTATCCCATACGATAAATTTTTGACCTTCTTGCTGTCTTATCAGGATAACTTCATCACCGACAACCAAGCCATTATGAACGGTGATTTTCTTCTTTCCTGTAATCTTATGGGTGTGTGCAAGGTTCTTTGCACCAGTGGTTAGGTCAATACTGTCACCGTTTCCATCTGAACCTTGTACTGTATGGGTGTGTGTGCTTAGGCTGCTTTCTGTCAGCCAGTCAACAGTGACCATTGTGGTGAAATCTGTCACATTCCTTGAAAGAATCAACTGCTTTTCACCAAGAATCATCTTCTGTTCAACATTGATTTTTAGCGGTGAAGCACTTAATACTTCACCAAAATACACATTGACAGGTTTGGATGCTTCGACTGCATCCAGTGCTGCCTTTTTCAATAGTGCCACAAGTTCATTTGCATCAGGCAACAAATTCACCCCCTCTAAGTGTCAAATCCATCCAATGTTCACCTTCCTTGTAGGTATGCTTGCATTTTTCAACAAGCATCCAGTTTTTCAGCTTTATATCTCCAAGGTCAAGGTTGATTACTACCATTGAACCCGCCCTGACCCTATTGTCACCGAGGGCATTTGTGATTTTCAGGTTACGGGTCTTTTTGTTGTATAGCTTCAAAAGTGCATCAGCCTTTGCCTGACCATTTTCACCCTTCTGTAATGTGTCAAAATACTGCAAGATTCCCCACTTATTGATGTTGGAAGAATCCTGTGCAATATAAACTTCCCTGTAACCAGTATCTTCATTGTCATATGTCAACTTGATTTTGTTATAGGTGTTTTCATCAATAGATGAAGTATAGTCAAAGTTTTCACCTGTTTCTTCATCAATCATCAGGTATGCACCCGGAACACCCACATACATTGAAGATAGGCTTTTCAGTGTCAGTTTTCCAAAATCGTCATACAAAACATACATTTCCCCGGTATTTGTCAAGGTCAGGTCAAGGGCGTTTGCAATCATTTCAAACAGTGAAGTATTTTCTTCAACCCTTGATTCTATGACATACCCGGTATCTTCCAATGTGCCAACATTCAGTGCATAGTCATCTGCTATCATTTTTGTAAACTGTGAAGCAGTTTTTCCTTCATACACTTTGGTGTCTTTATTTTTCAAATATCGCAACTGGTCATAGGCGGTGACTGTGATAATTTGGTCTTTTGCCCGCTGTTGCTTGAACACAAAACCAAAAAATACATTGTCACCGTCAACCTTCATCCTGACAGGACTACCTTCTGAAAAATCAAGAATGTCATCTTTCAGGACTTTGAAAACCAGTTTACCGGGGGTGTCTTTTCGTTCTGTTGACCATTCAATTCCTTCCTGAACTGCGGGTTGGTACACTTTTGTTCCTGATTCATTCCCAACCAATAGTTCAACATTCATTTCAAACACCCCTTTCTATGCTGCCGGAATCGTCAAAACTTGTCCCGGATAAATCAAATTAGGATTGCCACCAATGACACCCTTGTTTGCGTTATAGATGACCGTATACTTTGAACCGTTACCATAAAACTTCTTTGCAATGTTCCAAAGACAATCACCCTTTACTACTGTGTAGGTTTGTGCAGATGCCGGGGCGGGTGAATTGTTGGTTTCACGTTTAGGTTCAGCACTTGCCTTTGGCTTCGATGCTGCAATCTGAATGTTCACCGTTTTTGTCCCGTATTCCCGGTACTGCTTCAAGTTGATTTTTACCCTGAAATCAAAACCGTCTTTTTTAGCATCTTCTGTGATTTTCCAATCTTCCATTGATACCTTGATGTTCGTGTTCAGCAGTTGTTTCCCAACTGGGGTTTTTCTGCATACAATGAACTGGAACGGTTTATTACTCTTTTTCAGTTCTTCAAAAATGTCAAAGAAATACCCGGCATCCTTAAAGCCTGACTTATAGACTGCATAAGGATGTTTTACCTGTGGTATTTCACATTCAAATTCAATGTCGGTCAACCCCGCTTTTTTCAGGATATTGATTTCACCTTCATTGATAAGTGTTACCGTCTTATTTTTGTTATTGATTTTTGTCTGTATCTTTTCAGGGGTGACGGGTAACAGACAATTTTTCAAGTATACATCATACGCCATTTACTCATGCACCCCTTCCGTCATATTATCAACCGCTTCATTCACTGAATCTGTCAGTTTTGTCATAAATCCGTCAATATCGTCACCGCTACTGATGTTATTCTGCATACCTGACTGGTCAATGTTAATTTCTGCGACTGTGTACCTGTTCACTGCTTCTTGTTCAGCAATATCACGCAAATACTTCAAATCTTCCTGTGTAATATCCATGTTGTCCTTGATTGCACCAGTGTCATCAGCAATACTTCCAAGGTTGTCACCAACACCTGAATTTGCGATTGCATCACTAAAACCTGATGTGTAGTCATCAACATTTGGTATATCTGTACCGCCAAACACATCTGACAAGCTGAAATTGCTGACTGCATCTGCAACACCGTCACCCCAAGAAGCACCCGCATCAAAGGCATCTGCTGCCCATCCGTCTTGAAATGTGTCAAATGTTGAAAATCCATCATTGAACGCATCTGAAATACTGGTGTAATCTTCTTTGTTTCCGGCTGCTTCTGCTGCCTTTGCTGCATAGTCATCTGCTGCATTTGAAATACCTGAATAGTCAAATTCTACAAAAGGCAACTTGTTCAAGGCTGCACAAATACTTTCAATGACTGATAAACAGGTTGAAAGTAAGTCATACCACCACGCCTGAACAGAACAGATTGCATTGTGAAATGCTGTCATTATGTTACTTCCCAAGGCTGCGATTGCATTACCAATACCAAGGGCGATATTTGCAACGGTAAGACCCAAATTCTTGAAAAACTGAATCACAACATTGATACCGCCAGTAATTACACCGAACCCTGAATTTGCAACACCTGTCAGTTTGGCAATAGCTGAACATACTGCAAATATTATTGCAATCAGGGCAATAATAAGCATGATTATCCAAACGATAGGACACGCATACATTGCACCATTCAAACCTAACTGTGCAGCGGTTGCAGAAATCGTTGCCCCGGTCTGTGCTGCCAAAGCTGCAACGTGTATAAATTCCGCTACTGCTAACACACCTTTTGCCGCTGCACTTGCCAGTTCAATCCCTTTTACAATGCCAAGGTAAGCTGCATATACCGCCAACGCACCAATGACACCATAGATAATAGGACTGATAATAGACCAGTTATCAGCAATAAAACCGCCAACTGTACCAATCAGTTCAAAAATGTTCAGTACAACATTTGCAAGTGTTGCCATTGCTTCAATCGCACCGTTCACGAATGTCTGAAATGCTTCACTGTTGGCTATATCGTTCAATCTTTGAAGTACAGGCTGAAAAGCAATCATTGCTGTGTTCTTCATTGACTGCCAAATCTGCCCCCAAGTCATAGGCATTTCTTCAAACTTGGCATTGATTTCATCTGCACTTGCAAAAATTGCAGCTTTTACAACATCCGCTGAAAGTTCACCTTCTGATGCCATTTCCCGGATTTGACCAATAGGTACATCCAAGTAATCAGCAATAGATTGAATCAGGTTAGGTGCTTGTTCAAAGATGCTGTTCAATTCATCACCACGCAACACGCCTGAACCCAAAGCCTGTGATAACTGCAACATTGCATTGCTTGCTTCTTGTGTACTTGCCCCGGCAATCGTCATCTGCTTTTGAATCAGGTCAGCAAACGCAACAACTTCTTCTGAACTGCCAAACGCATCACCGGCATTATTACCGAACCTTGCAACCACATCTGCCATTTCAGAAAATGAACCACGTGCATCTTGTGCTGCTGCATATACCATGTTGACAAGTTCCTGTATGCTTTGCAGTCCATCATTCATCATATTTAGGCGGGAAGTGGTCTGAACAAGTTCATCAGAAATGTTCAACGCTTTCCCAATACTTTGAATACTTACAAATGCCAAAACAGCGTTCTTGATTGTATTGGTCAGTTCATTTGCCTGTTGTGTACCTTCCTGAATTTCCTGATTGAAACGCCCCTGTTCGTCAACATTGTCCCTGATATACCGTTCTGTTCCGCTAACTGTCTGTGACAAACGCAAATAAGCATCATTTGCAGCAGAAACATCCATGTTCTGCATTGCCTGATTCAGTTCATTTTGTTCCTGAATTGCTGTGTTCAACTGTGAACGTAACTGTTCAAGTTCTGCATTTGCGGTATCTGTTCCAAGGTTTACAGGGTTATTCTCAATCTGCTGAATACGGTCACGAACTGAATCAATCCGAACCGCCAACCTGTTCAAATCCTGAAATGATTCAGGCGGGAACAGATTTGTATTGTATGCCTGTCTTGCAATCGCATCTTGCGTACTGCTTAACTGTTCCAACATACTGTTTGCACTCTGAACTTCTTGCTGAAACCGTTCAATTCCAGTGCCAGTGAATACTTCCAAGTTGTCAGATTCCCACTGAATAGGTACTTCAACAGGTTCAGGGGGTGCATTTGGCTGAATCTCCGGTCTGATGGGTTCAGGATTTTCAACAAGCGGGTCAGGAATTATGGGGTCAATCGGTGCGGGAATCGGTTCTTGATTCCCTTCATCCACAACAGGCGGTGCAATATCAGGTGCAGTCTGATTGTTCAAGGCTTCATTCATTGCGTTGATTGCTGCGGTTGCCTGATTGATTTCATCCCTTGCACCTTCAATACTGCTTGTGTCAATGTCTGCGTTCATGCTCTGTTGCATATCATACATTGCAGAAACAGCAAGGTTCACCGAATTTACAATATTGTTCAATACACCGCTGAACTGGTCATTAAGTTCAATACCTGTCTGAATAGATGACACCCCTTATCACCTGCCTTTCTTAGTGTTTTTTCTTCGCTTTGCTTTCCGCTTTTTTCTTTTCCTTCTTGTCATTTTCGACTTTGATTTTTATAGCTGCTATTACAAAAGCCTTTTCTTGTTCATCCATTTCCAAGAATTGACTTGGCAGAATATGAAGTTTGTGAAGGGCATAGTAAGCATAATTTGCTTCACCATCCCCTTCTTCAATTAGTTTTTTGCTTCATCCACCTTGTCATCAAGGCTCTTGGTAAATCCCTGAAACTTCTGCATCCAAACTGTGAAGTCCTGATATTCTCCGGCATTGTCAACCATTGCATAAAGAAGTTCTTCCGGGGTCATAACACCGTATGAATCCTGTAATTCCTTATCGTAAAGGTCAGGGTATACAGTGGATGCCACAATCATCTTTGCAAGGTATTCAGCGGTTTTCACTTTTGGTCTGTAAAGGTTCGGCTTGCCCTTAACCGGGACTTCAATGGTACAGGAATCACGCAACGCTTCATTTTCCTTGGAAGTAATCTGTTTGAACTCCCATTTCAGCGGTTCACCGTTTTCATCCTGTAATGTGGTTGTAGGTGCATATTTTTCATTTGCCTTTGCGATTTTGTTCGCTTTCATAAATCGACTGAATTTTGACATTTTTATTTGTCCCCTTTCTGTTTATCATTGAATAGCAAAAACCCCTTATATGAGCGTTATATAAACTCACACAAGGGGTTTTTCATTGTTTAGTTGGTAAGAAATCCGGTCAGATTTGCAAAAGATTCAGGCATTGAGAAATCCTCAAATGTTCCTTCAATTTCTTCATCCAAATACTCACCGTCAGCATCGAATTTTGCAAGAATACCACCGTCAGTATTGCAATCATAGAAGATGATTGTCTGTCTGCCCGCTTCACTTGTCGGGTCATCGTTAGTAATCTGCATTTCAAAGTACACATCCTGACCTGTGTTCTTATAATCAAGAAGTGCCTGTCTAAGCACTGACTGGTTATAATGTGCAGTTCCTGAAAATGTACCTTCCATACCGCATGACTTGTGACCCGCCATAATAGCACCAAGGCGGGGAACTGTGGTCTTGGTCTTTTCAACCTTTGCTTCCATGTCAATCATCTGCATGAAGTTGTATCTGCGTGTTCCAATCGTGATAAAACATTCAGCCAACTTTGCAGCAATGGTGTCCCTTGCTTTCATAGTAATGTTATCGTTCATCTTTTATCACCCACTTTCTTACGCAACCGTAACTGTCATATAAAGTTTACCCATAGCGTTCACAACGGTAATTGCAGAAGTAACCACAACCGCCTTTTTGGAATCGCCCTGTGCAACCGTAACATCAGAATCATTGAAGTTTTCGATTGCACCTAAATCCTGTAACTGACTTCTGATTTTTACAAGGTCAGACCAAAGGGAAGTTCTGCCTGATGCGTTGTTAGGAACAACACCTAAATACTTGGTATTGAACAGAACAGCATCATCATTACCTAACTGGTCAATGACCCTGATTGTCTGATTGTCCTTAAATACATCACCACAAGTATCAGAAGTTGTGACCATTGTGTTAATATCTTCAAGAACACGAACATCAGCATTTACTTTGTGAAGTACAAATTCACCGTTCTTCGTTGCCTGTTTCAACTCTGTCTGCGTATAATCAGTGTCAACGGTAAATTCACCGTCATACTTCTTATTCTGACAAGACTTGTTGACTGCACAACCCGCCTGAATACCAGTTACCCAGTACACAAGGGATGCTTCTGACCAACCATCATCAGTTACCTTGTTCTTAACACTGATAGTACCCATGAAATCGGCAGCAATGGTGTAAAGAATCAACTGGAACTTGATACCCATTTCATCACGCAAACGCTTGTTGAACGCAACATACAGTTTCTTTGTGGTTTCATCTGTAACCACTGCACCCATTGCGTTATAGGTATAAGATTCAATCTTATCCAAGTAAGTCTGATGTGCAGTACCGTCAACAGTTCCATTTGTACCACCTGATAACGGTGTTGAAGCTGTTGCTGCAAGCGTTGCATCGGTCTTAAATGTCACATACTCATTTGCCACAAGTTCAGATGCCTTTGTGACAGTCTGTGAATCAACCTTGACTGTTCCAAGGTATGTGATAACATCAAACTTCTTGGAATCGTCTGTATTTGCCTGAATGACAATCTTCAAATCATTTCCACGTGTACCGCCATATAAAGCAGTTGCAAAAGTATTTTCTGCCTTTGTTCCACCGCCATTCAAACGATACGCATACAATGTCTTAGCACCAATGAACAAATCCCTAAGACCTTTCATCTTAGGATTGTCATAGGCATACCCAAAAATTTTCAGGCTGTTCTTCTGAAAATCTCCACTGGTTACTTCAAAAACTTCCCCTTCTTTGCCCCAGTCAAGTTCAAGGGGCATTGTAGCAATTCCCCTGTCAGACAGTGCAGCAGATGCAGATGCAGCCGATACAAAGTTGATATATGCACCTGGAAGTTCTTTATTCTGTGTGGTAAAACTACCGCCACCTAAAGCCATATTATTTCACCTGTCCTTTCTTATATTTCTCAATCATGTTGTCAACAGTTTCAAAGGTGTAACTTTTATCTTTATCAAGAAGGGCATCCACCAAGTCCCTTCTGTTTGCATACCGGGCAGATGCAAGAATCTGTTCCTTGCTGAACTTCTGTTCATTCTGTTCAGTTTTTGCACCGCCTGTATTTTTTCTTGTTGCCGCCAAATCAACCACCTTCCTTCACACTGGTACTTGCCTGTAAACTTTCCATAGGTGTCTGCTGCTCTGTTTTTCTGATAAAACAGTCATAATTCACAAAGAAATTCAGAACACCGTCAACCACTTCATATTTCATCTTTGTCCCCATGATTGGCTTATCCTCACCATAGATTGTGATGTACTCCAAGCACTGCAACATTCTTTCAGCCACACCATTACATTCCCTTTGCTTTTCATTAGTTTCAGGGAAATACTGGATGCAAAACTGATTGGTTCGGAAATAACGCTTTCCAAGGAACAGTTCGGTTGTGGGGTTCAGACAAGTAATAAAAAAACAAGGTTCTTTCAAACCTTGCTTGATTTCTTCCATGTGGGTTTCATAGCCATCCCCAAATTCTTCATTCAGGGAAATGCTGATTGCTTCAATTATTGAATTTATCATTTCAAACATCCCCCTAAATATTTTTTTATCTTGTTTTCAAGTACCTTCGGGGCAATCTTTTCAAGTTCCTGTTCAGATATGGTCATCATAAACCTACCCTTGACCCATCCTTTGTGATTTGCGGTTCTGTGACCATATTCAACATAGGATGCGTATTCAACCGGGTTCACAATCTCAATGACATAAGTATCACCAAAATGATGAACAGTCAGAGAATCAGCATAATTCTGTGCAGATGACCTTTTTTCACCAGTCCACCCACGCCTTAAAGTACCGCCTTTTTTTCCTGAACTCTTTGGATATTCCCCCACCGGGGTTCTTTTCACCACCATCCGCAATAAACGGGCAGCAAGTTCCTTTGCACACACTTCAACAAATTTATCAGGGTCTTGCAGCTTGTTCAGTTCATCCCTGAACTTTTTCAACCCATCAATATTGAAATTCCCCATTCTACCCATTATGCAAAGTCCTTGAACAATTCAAGAATAATTTCCTGATGTGTCGGATATATTGCCGGGACACCGCTGCAACGGTTTTCTTTGGAGTGTCAGGCAGTGGATGGGACTGCCTGACTATGAAAAAAATGCTGTTGAAACAAGGTGCTGTGTCATCTCGTGCGGTTGATTCTTCCACTTAACGGTTTCTTGGTTTAGGGGTAAAGTGCTGATTGGTTCAGCCTGTTCAGTTTTCTTCAAATAGTTCTGACACTTCGCTTTCTTGCCCTACCGTTCCTGTTTTCTTCAACTACTTTGCCGGGTCATGTTTATTCTTCACACACTCCGTCTGCCATTAGTTTTTGCAGCCTGACCACCATGTCACTTGTGTGTAGCCCTATCGCTTCACCCGAACCTTCCTACTTGCCTTGTTTCGTTGTGGATTTTCCGTCCACACTCATACAATAACATCATGTGGATTGAATGTCAACATTTTTTTATAAAAAAATTAAA